CGCCTTTGCCCCGGGCATCTGCTCCTCGCTTTCGAGGATACTCTTCGCCTCGATAAGCTTCGACAGCGTCAACCCACTGTTCACCGACGGCCCCGTGTGCACATAGTTCACCGGAATCTGCTGCGAGGCCGGAAGCGACACCGGCGCGACTGCACCATTGCCCCCGCCCAAGTCCGCATGCGCTGTCCCCGTGGCCGCAGTGATGATCTCGCGATCCTTCTCGCGATTCAGCGCGAACACAAACGACTGGAGAATCGGACTCTTCGGATCGATGAGCATCTTCTCCGCGTCCTGCGGGTCTACCAATTCGGAGACCGCGTAGTCATTTACGAAGACCGCCCTGCGCTGATGCTTCGCATCCACACGCGGAGTATCCCCGTGCCGAGTCAGAAGCTTTACCGCCTGAGTCTCGCCCAGTTGCTCGAAAAACTGCGTCTTGCCCACTTGCGTCACCCGACGCACGCACGCCTGTAGTTTGCTCTCTGTTTGTTGGAGCAAGTGCTCCACTGTGTCATGATACTGCTCGCTAAACGGAGTAGTGATTTGGTATCCCATTTTGCATACGCCCCCGCGCTTGCCCCTCGCTCGCTTGTTATACGCGCACGCCGCACCGCAGAGGCCCTTTCATAGTAAGGGTTGATTTTGATGTGTTCCTCCAACCGGCGTCCTTGAGGTTATCGCCCGCTTGAAAGCGGCGCGGCCTCACTCGGCTAAAGGCACCCGCCCGAGGGCTCGTTTTGGCGAGTTATCCCCTGCTCTGTGCACCACTATTCCTACCTCATTAGTTAATCATGTCAACTATTTTTACTTAACTAATGAAAGATGCAAAAAAAAAAGACGGCCCCTGCGCGAGCAGGGAGACCGCCTTGCGTGCTCGCGAACAAGTCCGCGAGGTCAATGGAAGCGGTTCCTAACCGCCCGCATACATCTGCCCGTAGAGCGACTTCATCTGCGCGATTGCGCGGTCGTGGTCGGGATGGTTCTCGATATTGTAAGGATGCTTCGGGTTCTCACGAATCGCGCGGATCTGCTCGCGGAAGCCCTCGTCACTGACCTGGCCTCCATCGCTCACACCCGCACTCGGAGCCTCCTTACTCATCGCGGCCACCTTCGCCATCGCCTTGATAAAATGCGGACTGCGCGACTCGGGCATCTGTGCAAGTGCCTCTTGGGTCAACCCCACCAGCGTCATTCCGTAGTCGGCCTGTGCCACAGCCCGCTTCCATCGAGGCCCATCCACCGGCCCCCACTCCTTCGCCAGCTCCTGCTTCAACGCCTCCGTCTGCGCCACTGCGGCCTCCTCCTGTGCCTTAAGCCCCGTGGCGATACCGCTAGCGAAATACTCCGCCACTGCCGCAGCCTGCTTCGCATTGAGCCCCTGCGCGTGTGCCACCTCGCGGAACCCCGCTAAAGCCTCGCCCTCCTTGTCCCCCTCTGCCCCCAAGGCACTCTTCACCTCATCGGGCAGGGTAAACTCATAGCCCGCAGCCTCTGCTGGCCGCCCCAGCTTCTCGTAAAATGCGTTCCACTCCTCCTCGGTCGCGTGCTCGCTCGGCAGCGCAACCTTGTTCCCATTGGAGTTCATCCGCTCCAACGTCTCGTAACTCTTCACCAGCGAGGCCAAGCTCTTGAATTTACCCGCCAGTTTCGTGTTTTCGCCTGCCCAGTCGCCCCGCGTAAACTGCCCCTCCTTATCGAGCAGCGACGAGAAATCAAGGGCAGGTGCAGGAGCCGTGTTCGCCGCTGCATCAGCAGGCGCAGCTTGGCCGTTTAAATCAGGTACGACCGGAGCGGTCTCGGCGACAGTATCGGTAAGGGCAGTATCCATAATAATAAAAATTCAGTTCTCAGTTTAAGTGAAATTTGCGGCCCAAGTAGCGCAGCACGGCTTTCTCTGGGAAGTGCTTGATATACCACTCGGCAAACTCAGGCGTCTTATCGCCACGATAGTCGGTAGGAGGAGCCCCCTCGGGCCAATCGCTCTTAGCTGCCTCAATCATCGGCACTATCTCCTCGGCCCAAACCTGCGCCCCCGTCCGCGTGTCCTCGACCACTTCGGATTCGGGCTCAGGTTCGAGCTTATGCGTGATTACCTCAAACGCCTTCTCAAACGCCTCAGGCGAATCAATCGCCGCCTCATCCTCTTTAGACTCCGGCACCACCTCGCGGTCAGTGACCGCTGCCATAATAGCAGGCTCCTCGCTGGGAGCCTGTCCTTCGGCTTCGGGCGTTGACGACTCGGCCCCATCGAGCCCCTTTAAGAACCGCACCACCGGCGCGCGATACCGCGCCATATCCGGCGCGTAGTCTACGCTCCCATCCCCCTGCAAAGTGGCGACCAGCTCGTCCCCACGATAGATTTTGCCCTCGACTAGCGAGTATTGGCTGCCACTTGCAGCCGGTATGCTTTCGTTACTCATAAGAATTGGTGAAGTAGTTGGCACCGTCTTTGGGTTAATTGCCGCCGTCGTAATCGGTGCATTAATCAGACAGGGCATTTCTAAAAAATGGTGGATTTAGGCGAAAACGTCCGCGCGGTTAATTCCTCCGATTAGTCAGATCTAACCGCATAGATAGCTTTCCTGCATACCCCCGCTCCTTAAGCTTATCAAAGGGCACTCTTAAAAAAGTAAGAGGATAGTGGAGATAATCATTATAGTAATAGTCGCTATCCATCCAATCGTAATTATTACTAAATATATCAAAAGCGTAAAACCAATGCTCCCCGTCTAAACTGCCTTTTAATATACTAAACGGATTAATATAATATCCCTCTGTTTGTATTTTAGGGAACGCCTGTAAAGAAAAGCACGTTACTATATAATCTAGCCTCCCGATATCCAGATAGTCAGGATCATCCGCCGTCCCCTTTAGTTCTACCTCTCTAAGAATCGCTTTCGGTATCATAATTCGTTCCCCCTTTGTGTTAGAGTGTTTTTGCCGTGACGATTAACTTCCCCTCAAACGGGCAACCCACCGGATGAATCACGCGCCAAAACCGATGCGCCCGATTCGTGTTTTGATAGATGTGGCTCTTAAAGTCGCCGATTTTCTTCCACCCCTCCCGTGGGCTACTCGACACATACAAGACCATCCTTGGCTCGCCAAAGCTCTCCTCTAAGCCCTCCGGCTCGGGGACAGTGTCCTGTTCATTCCGCGTAGGAGCAGGCGCATTTGCGCCCTTCATGCTTGGAAGTACTACGCTCCCATCCGGCCCTCCCCCGCCCACATCGGGAATCTCCGGCGGTACAAACGGCGGCCCCTTGTCCCTATGTCGCCCCTCCTTCGGCTCCCCATAAACCCCCTTCGGGTAGAAGTCGAAAAACACGCCCTCAAGCAACGGCTGCCCCATTAAGACCAACTCGCCGTATTCGCCCGCCTTAAACTCGCACTCTTGGATAATTGTTTCGTTCATAAAATTAGTCTCCCTTGGGTTGCTTGATAGATTGGCCGATGGTTCTGATAATATGCCGCACGACCTCCTTTTGCCCCTCGATGAACGCCATGTTTGCGTGGTCTGCCCCCACGCGGTAGCTCGGCAACTCTACGCCATCGCGAAACCCGTAACGCTGGAGTAAATCCTCAAGGACACGCTCGCCCCGCTCGCCGGAAAACGTCTCCGCATAGTCATGTCGGCGTTGATTACGCTCCACCTCGCGCTTGGCCGCCTCAGCCGCTAAGTCGGCCTCCCGCGCCTCGCGGTTAAACTCATAGTCATCTGCAAAAATCATCGCTCGATAGTCTCCTTTGTTACGCTGCCAGTTGTTCCGTCGCCAGAGCCTGTGCCCCCGGCCCTAGGTTCTTCACCGTGTTACTCATCTGCTCCATCTGCTGGGCCTGCATCGCCTGCGCCTGTGCCTCTTGCTGCGCGGCGATGATCTCCTCGACCTCGGCCTCACTGCGAATCACCAAAGCAGGCACCCCAAAGTTCTTCGCCATCGTGCGGAATTGCTCCCGCCAGTTGACCACATGGATGACACTCGGGTCTAGCTGCGCGAGTTGCCCTGCCAGCGACATTGCCTGCACCGTGCCCCTGTCCTGCATCGCGCGCAGCCGCAGCGCGAACTCACCAGTGTAAGCAATCTTGAAGCGCACTCCGCCCTCTACAGAAATATCCACCGGCGGAGGCGAGGCCCGCCCACTGCGCAGCCGAATTGCAAACGCACGCTCAAGCAAAGGCCCAAGTAGCTCCGTCGTGATACGCGAAAACATCGGCGAGAAGTCCGCAATCTTCTCTTGAAGCATCTGCTCGACCTCGAACGCAGTCTTTTGCCGCCGCGCCTCTTGGTCATTATTGAGCATCTGGAACATCTTTACGCTCCACGCATCCTCAATCCGCGCACGCATCCCCTCCAACTTCGCCTCCGCCAAATCCACCCGCACCGGCACCTGCATAAACTCCGGCTTATTATTCGGATTCGTCGCGTCCCAATAAGTGATGCCCCCCGGGCGATTGTCGGGACGATAAGCCGAGTCCTCCGGCATGACCACCGGCGGGTTAATCATCCGCTCGTAGCCTAGCAGCACATCCCGATTCATCCGGTTGATTAGCCACAAGTCGGGGAACACCTCCATCGGCGGCCCATACCCATACGTATCCCCATTGGCCTTCAGTAACCGACACGCCGCATACGCCATCTCGTAATACCCATCCTCAAGGATGACATGCTTGTCCTCGACGCACACATACACGCTCGCGACCAGACGTAACGGCCCCTCGACGAAACCATCCTCGCGCACAGCGTCCGCCTCTGGCGACTGCGCCGCTCCTCTCGGATAAACGGCATGAACGAACGTAAATTCCTTGTCCTGATCATTCGGGTTTTGGCTCTCCAAAGCCTTACGCACAGCCTTCCCTAGCCGCTCTCTACCCCACTGCTGCTCTGCCTGCCGCGCCGTCCACTTCCACTCCCGATACACCGTGTCTACGCGCGACTCGTTATCCTCTTGGATGCTAAACGAGCCCACCCGTATCTCCTTAAAATTAAGCGGGCTCTTGTCGCCCTCTTCGAGGTGCACGCAACACGTCCCAAACGTCCCCAGTGAGAAAAACGCCTCGTGGATCGCCTCGTAGAAATTGCTATTCAGCAACTCCTCCATCAACGCCTCACTCTCCACCTCGAACCACCGCTTCAGTTCCGCGCTCGGCTCGCGCTCCGCCGACTCAATCTTCGCCCACATCTGCCCCTTCGGCGTCAAGTATTGCAGCAACCCAGCGGCAAACGTGCGCAAGCTCTTCCCCGCAGTCGTATCCGTAATCGTCTCCGTCGCGTTCTGCCCCTCCGCCTTCTGCGTGATAATCTGCCCCTTGCGCGGCAAACAGTAGTTCGCACAGGCTTCCCACAACGTGCGGAAGTTGCTCGCCTTGCTTTTTAAAGCCGCGTTTCGCGTCAGAATCCTATCGGCAGTGGGATGCATGTCACTCAGAGGCTAAACACGTTCTGTTTGGGTTTCTGCTGCGCCAGCGGACTGGACCCGTCACCGCCTCCGCTCTGGTTCTCACCGGCAAGCACACTCGCCATCAGCCCCTTCTTGCGAGCCGCTGCACGCTGCGCGTCGCGCTTCTTCCCCTCGGCATCCGCATCGGTCGCCAACTGCGCTGCCGGTGCATTCGGCAACGCCTGCACATCCTTACGCGCCTTGCGCTGCTGATTCGCGCTAAATGCCGAACTAGCTAACCCGATTAATGCAGTGGCCCATCCCATAGTGTGTAGCTCCTTTGTTAATTAAATTTATGTTTTATACTTAACTAATGCAACCCTAAAGAGCCCGAAGCACGGCGATTCCCCAGTTTACTTGGTAAACATAAACGCCCCACCGCCGCCTGCTCCGCTGCCCCCCAATCCATTGGCAGCCATACCTCCACCGCTGGAAGCTGCGCCACCCCCACCGCCGCCCATGCCGCCAAACATCTTGCCCATGTCCCCCATCCCACCGCCCCCCTGCATTGGATCCATCAGAAAGTTGATAAGCTCCATGCGCCGCGCCCGCTTCACATTCTTCGCCTGCAACCAGTCAAACGCCGCCTGCCGCCGGTATTGCTGCCCCGCACGCATCCCCATCACCTCCTGATCGAGCGCGGAAAGCTCGATTTGCGCCGCCTGCGAGACCTCCACCTCCAGCGGAGAGCCCGTCCCACCGGCCACCCCCGCCGCATTATACAGCGAGCGCGTCCGCGCCTGCGCATAGGCCCCCTGCTTGCGCTGATCATTCGCCAACTGCCTAGAATCCTTCTCCGCATCCTTGGCCGCCTGCTCAGCCACACGCGCATTGTATTTATGCAGCTCCTCCTGCTGCTTATACTGCTCCTGCTTGCCGTAAGCGCCAAACGCCATACCGCCCGCCTTCATCGCCATTTGTGCCCAACCCATAAGTCCTCCTTAGTTAAATTGTGTTAGAGTGCGAAGGCCAGTTGCTCGTTGACCGGATGCGTCACCCGTGCGCCGCACCGCTGATACAGCCGCGATAGCCCCTTGCTCCCTGTTTGCGTAAACATCACCCGCGCCGTCTGTGCGTTCGCAGCACTCTTCGCCATCTCTACGGCAAACTCGCACACCCTCGCCGCCCGCCTCGGCCCCAAGTCCGGCCTCGTCGTTAGCCACCCCAGCCACGACATCCGCGAACTCGGATCCTTGTAGACCCACACGAAGGCTAAGATTCGTTCATCTGCCGAAGGACGAGGCGGCAACGACGCCTCGCCATCTTGGCAGCGGTCACTGACCGCACCCTTGTCCTCAAGCACGACAATCCCCACGCGCGGCAGTAAATCCCTTGTCGGAGCCCACTTCCCATGCCCCGCGCAGAATGCTTGGAAAGTATCATAATCCTCATCCTCTCGAAATGTGCGTATATGCATAGTAATCCTTAAAGTTAGTTACCGGTTATTTCGGCCGTAATCGCCAACCCCAGCAGACAGAATGGCAGCGGCTTATCCTGTGTAATCACCACCCGCGCCGACTGGTCGTGCCCCAGCGGGAAGACCAAAGGCAGATTCCCCGAATACAACGGCGGTGTCCCGTCCATCGCGTCCGGCGATTGGCGAAAGTTTGCCTCCTCAAGCCGCTCCTCGCTCGGCCCAAACTTCACCCCCACGCCCGTATGTAAGAACCTCGGCACAAGCTTATGCGCCCGCCGCTGCTTGCCCGCAGTCGAGCCCCTATCCGTATCCAGCTCCAAACGCATCGTTTCGAGCACCGCCTTGTACGGCAGCCCCACGCAGTAGCTACGAAGCGGAATACTCGCCCCGCTCCCAAAGTCAGCCTCCCACTTCGCCCACTTCGCCTTGATTTGGTCGCGCAGCTTGTCCGGCACATGGATTCCCCCGCCGATAACCGTGTAATCACCGACCACCACCCCGCCCAAATACAGCCGCACCGTCTCGCCATTAATCACCCCACCCGAAGTAGATACGCCCCCATTCCAGTCGTACGGCAGCGTGCCCGCCTTGTGACAGTCCAAGTAACGCGCGTCCTCTTTGCGCGAAGATTCCGGCACGAACCGCTCAATGAACCGCTTCCAAGTATTGCCCACCTTGCGCCGCACCACGCACCACACTTGGTCGATAGGGCTCCCGTAGACGCCGCAGACACTCTCGAACTGCGCCTTGTGGCTCGTATACCGCCCCCACGCCACAATCCCCGACTCACGCTCGTAAGTCAGCGTCCCGAGATAGTCGCCTAACGCAACTACGATGCTCGGATCGGGCGAACGCACGAAAGCCAAGTCCCGCACCCCACCACTCCAGAACAAATGCTCACTTTGCACCGTCAAGTCCGGCGCAGTCATCCCATCGCGCTCTAGCGAAAACACTAACTCGCGCAACTTCCGGCCCTGCCTCTGCACGAAGACAAGCACCTCATTTGCCCGCACAGGCCGCACCTCGCTAGAACCGTGGTTGGACTGTGCGCGGATAGATACACTCGTCGCCGACAACGCCTCCGCCCCCTCCGACCCGCCACTCATCGTAAACTCGCCCCCGCTCGTCCCGATCACGACACGCTGGATCGCATCCATCCACAAAATCGGGCTCCCCTCCGTCGCCGCTACCACGAAGCCAAACGCATCATCCGCCTTGTCCCCATACTTAAAGTTGTCGAAGTCCCCACCCTTCGAGCCCCACACCTTCAACGGCTCGCTACGGCTCCCCGCGTAAAGCATCCGCTGCTCGAAAAACGCCACCGAACGCGGGAAACCCCTGTGCGCACTCCACGCCCCCTCGCTCCAACGGTCTGTCCAACCCGTCGAGGCCACCTTGTGCTTGCCCACCACTACCGCTTGCGCGCTTGTGGGCGAGCTTACCCCAGTCACCCGCACCAGCCCCTTTACATAAGAATCCTTGGTTTCCAAACGCGCCTTCGCATCGGTCCACTGGTCAGGCGGATCAGTATTCTTATGCCTAATCACGCCCTTAAACGGACTCCCGCTGTTTATATACCGAATCCGCATCAACTGCTCAGCGTCCTCTTCATCAATTTTGCCCGAAGCCGAAATATTGCGGTCGGCGGCACCAGTCCACTTGCGCAACAACTCCCAGCTCGCCCCATTGTCGCGACTGCGCTCTAGGTAAATCGTCCCCCACCAAAACTGCGAAGTCGTAAGCTCCCAGTCCCCACGCACCGCAAGTGCCTCAGAAAGCCTCTCTACGCCAACCCCATGAGCATTTTCATCCCAAGGGATAATAGGGAATAAAGTCAGCTCCACCCCGTCCGCCTGCTTCAAGTGTCGCAGCTCGAAATACCCGCCCACATGCCCGCTCTCGAACACGTTGCCCCCCTTCGCCGATAAGGCCCCATTCTCAAACTTTAGCTGCACCGCCTCATCCACGTTCTCATCGCGCAGCGGCGGGTAGTCCCACATCACCTCAGTAAGCTGCCAATTCGTATCCGCCAACCGCGACAACTTACGCGGCGCATACATCGGATGCACGATATACATAATATCGTTCACCTGCCGAAACTGCACCTCGAACACCTCATTATCCTTATACGGCGTGGTAATCGCGTTCGCTGCGATACTCGCATCGTTCCCACGGCGAATCCGAAAATACTTATCCCCCGCTTCGATGACATACCGCGTGTTCGTCGAAAATGTAAACGGAATCAGCCGCACCGCCTTCGACCCCGTGCGCGTTTCGGCGATAAACTCCAAGCCCCCGCGCATCACCGCGCCCCCATGCACCATAGGACGCATGTTCTCCATGCGCGCACACGCGCTCCCATAGCCCTGCAAATCGCTACGCCCATCCAAGAGCGGCGACCACTCCCCACCGGTAAAGTTATTCTTAAAGACCGTGACACTCATATCGCTTACTCCGCAGCCTTTGCTTCAAGTTGAACTACCCGCTCCGCGAGCGCATCCACTGCGATACGCAGCTCCTCCACTCGCTCCAACGCAGGCTTAAACAACGGCCTAATCTCACCCAGATTCGGGTCATAAAGCTCTGCATCTGCGTCGATTAAGACCTCGTCCTCAGTGAGCCTCGCACTACTGCGCAACTCATCAATAGTAGCCCGCTGCGCAGGCTTACTCGTATCAAGATTATGCAGCTCTTCCGCAGTCAGGATGCTATTCGCAAACGACACATAAGGCCGCTGGAGCCACGTCTTTTTATTGATAATATACGGTCTCATAAAATTATCCTCCAGGCAGGTAACGTGCATCCAGCGTGACGTTCCCATTCATCGTCACATAAGTATCTTGGTCGGTCGGGCCAGCTACCCAAGTAATGTCCGGCTGCGCTCCCGTCCATTTCTGGAATTCGAGCTGATTATCATCGACCGCCACGTAAGCGTAGTTGTCGGCCATTATGTGGACAACAGTGCCCGCCGGAAACTTGCGCCTATCTCCCCCCGGCGGAGCCCCACTGACAAAAGTCCCCTGCGGGTCTGACACCCACGCGATCTTACCCCCATAATCCGCAAGCCCCCCCGGGCCAACCCCCGGGAAAGTCTTCAGTGTTAGAATATATTCAGTCGAAGACGGAGGCGGGATTAGTGTGCATACCGCCGTCGCCAAAAGATTCGACACCCCTCCCGCCTGAAATAATTGCACACGCACACTCTTTATTAAACTGGCAGGATACGAACCTGTAGTGAATGCCTTGGTAGCCTCATTGGTGCTACTAGTGTATAAATATCCATAGCCACCCGAATCACTCTCCAACTCGAATTTAAACCTGCCACCATAAGGCTGCTTCGGCCCACTTCCTACCTGACGATATGCATTTGCAGTTAAAGTAAACGGTGAGGTTAATCCCATGCCTAACAATTGAAGCTGATGGCTAGAGGGCGATAGCTCTATAGAAAACGTCTCCTGCATAGGAGGTGCTTTCGTAACCGTGCACACCTTTGTATCCAGCAGCGTAGTAAGCCCGCCTGCCGCATACAGCCGCACGCGAATACTACTCAAATCATGCGCCCAGCCAGTAGCAGTCTGCACGCTCTGCGTCGTCTCATCAGTGATGCTCGTATAGTGATGATTGTAGTTCCCGCCCTCAAGCCCTAGATGAATATCGAAACGCCCCGCGTACGCCACCTTTGGCCCCGAACCCTGCGGATAACGCCACGCGGCAATAACCACATTCGGCACCCCAAAACTCGAGTCTGCATTGCGCTGCAAATTCGAGTGCGACAACTCCAGCTCGTAAGTATCCGGCGGTGAAGGAGGAGGCGGGGGCGGAGGAGGCCCACCACCACCACCACCACCACCACCGCCGCCCAAAGCCCCCGAAGGCGACACCGGTAAAATCCGTGCATCCAGCAGCTCGCTAAACGCCCCCGCCTTGTAGAGTGAAAACCGCACCGCTGCACTATCCGCCAGCGGCGAACGCCAACCGTAAGCCGTCCCATGCCAGTTCGAGTTCTCAAAATCTGTGACCCACACGCCATTGACCAACTGCTCAATCCGCAAAGCACAAGTGCCCATCCAGTCAGTCGGCCCGTCACCCTCGCGCTTCAGCGCACGCACATAAGCCTTTGCTGGATTAAACGTGCCGTCATCATGCTTCAGAAAACACGCAGCATCCAGTTCCAACCAGTAGACCATCGTGTTTACCCCATCCTGTGCAATCGGTACGATCTGTTGGTCAAGCAGCTCGGCAAAACTCCCGTCCTTATACAACTGCACCTTCATTGCCACCGCGCCCGCCGCCGGATTATGCGGCCCATGCCCGTTCCACGCCGCATCCGTCCCCGTATTCACCCAGACCCCGCCGATTAACTGGTCAACCTTCACCGCGCCCGTGGTAAACGGCTGTGTTGCTCCGTGTCCCTCGCGCTTCAACCCGCGCATCCACAACACAGAGGGCGTAGTCGCGCCCCCGTTGTGCCGCACAATCGCGCCAGCGTCCAGCTCTAGCCAGTAAACCATCCCCCCATCGCCCTTGTCTCCCTTATCGCCCTTATCCCCCTTAAAATCGTCTTTATGCCACGAAATAGGGTTCCCGTTCTCATCGACGCCGATGACCCCGTTTGGCACTAACCCGCCCTTAATCGGCGCGATAGGCTCCTCAGCAATTGATACCCGCAAGCTGCGCTCCGTCTGATTGCTCAACTGTTGGTCAATCATCGTCGAAGCGTCGTCCGTCTCCTCGATAGTCGCCGCCGGAAACTGCCCCGCCAGCGGGTAGTCATTGGGCTGCGTAAACGGCCCATCGCGAAACAGCGTAATCACGTCGCCCACGTTCGCCGCTGCATCCGTCAACTTAATGCTCCCGCCCGCTTGGTTTCCCGCGCCACTGACCGTGTAATGCGTGTTCAGAGTTAGCCGCGTCTCGCCCGCGCCCTTGCCGCGCACCACCCCCACATGCCCGCTCTCCAAAAAATACCACGGCACCGTTAGGGTCTGCCCCACACTCGTTACCACGTACTGCACACGCGAAGTCTGGCTAGCGATACTCATCTTGGGGGCAAGCGGATACACACCTCTCTTGCATTTGTTAAGTAAAATGTGATATATTACTTAACTAATATGAGCGGGAAGCACCTCCTAAGCGTTACACTCCTTTTCCTCGGCGGAATAACCGGCTGCGAAAACACTCCTAAGCCTACGCGCAAACCACCCAAGAAACCCGACGCCGCCGGACTCGTCGCACGACATCAGACCAAAGACACCACTGTCGTCGAAGCCTCCCAACGCATCGACACCGTCGTTGAATCGAGCGACCTCGCCGAACCGGTCCGCGCCGAGACCGACCAAATCCGCGCCGCCGTTGCCCTCGCTCCCGCCAAAGAAGTCGCCGACGTCGCCCACGCCTTCTCCCGACTCATCGACAGCCAAGAAGCCCAAATCAACCAACTCAGCCGCAAACTCGACTCCGAACGCCAACGCGGCTTCCGCGAAGACAAACGCTGGCTCTATTCCGCCGGTGGCGGACTCCTCCTCACCTTCGCCCTCTCACTCGTCTTCTCCCCACAAGCCGCCGCCCGCACATGGCCCCTCGCCATCCTCGGCGGCTCCGCAATCGGCCTCGCCCAAGTCGTCGGCCACCCGTGGTTCGAAGCAGGCATCATCACCCTTATCGGCACAATCGCCGCCTACACCGCCTACTGGGTCATCAAACGCCACCACGCCGAACAAACCACCAAGCGCGAACACAAACGCGCCGAAGCCTTCGCCGACCTAGTCCCCGTCCTCGATCAAGCCTACGAAGGCGGAAACGAAGACGTCCGCCGCATCCTCGACCGCAACATCTTCGACAAACTCAGCGGCATCTTCACCCCCGACAAAAAAGCCGAAGTGCACGCAGTGCGCCTCGATCGCGTCCAGCAGCAACCACATGGCTAAAAAACCGACAGCCAAGCGGAAACCCGCGTTGGGTGACTCGCCCAATGAACAAGGACTGCGCCCTCAACAAGTGCAGTTCTGCCACTACGTCGCCGCCGGAGTCTCCCCACACGAAGCCTACCGCCGCTGCTACCAAACCGCCGAAGCCTCAACCGGCTACCACTGGGGAAACGCCCCCCGCGTCCTCAAACTCCCCCAAGTCGCCGCCTACCTCGCCGCCCTACGCGAAGAAAGTAAAGCCGCTGCCGCCATCACCCGCGAAGAAAAACTGCGCCACCTCGAAACCCAAATCCGCGACCCCGACCTCCCCCCCAAAGACCGCCAAGCCGCGATTAAAATCCACAACGAAATGACCGGCGACAACGCAGCCATCCAAGTCGAACTCATCGGAGCCGAAGAACTCACCACCACCGCCAAGAAGTTCAAAGCATGGAGCAGCCAAAGCTAAGCGATAAAATGCAGCACTTCCTCGCTCAGTTCCCTAAAACCGAGCGCGAAGCCATTACGGCCATGCTCCCCATGCTGGCCGACCCCGTCGCACGCCTCCACTGCCTCTACAAAATCACCGACAAACACGGCCACGAAATCGACTTCGCCCCCACCCCCGAGCAATCGGCGATCATCCACGCAGTCCATCGCCAAGGCCAGAAACGCCACATCATCCTAAAAGCGCGGCAAATGGGCTTCTCCACTCTCATCGAGCTTATGCTCTTCGACGCCGTCCACTGGGAAGACAACACCTCCGCCGCCATCGTAGACCAAACTCAAGCCGCCGCACACCTTAAGCTGAAAAACAAAATCCGCTTCGCTTGGGAGAAACTGCCCCTCCTCCTACGCCGCCCCCCCACGCTCTCCAACAACAGCGAAATGGCATGGCCCAACGGCTCCAGTGTCACCGCAGGTATGCACGTTCGCGGAGGCACCCTCCAATGGCTCCACATCTCCGAGTGGGGCCCCATCGCCGCCGAAGACCCCAAACGCTCAGACGAGATTAAAACCGGCGCACTCCCCGCCGCCGAGAAAGGTGTCATCATCATCGAAACCACCTTCAAAGGCGGCAAAGGCGGCCACCTCTACGACCTTATCAAACGCGCCCAAGAAACCCCCGCCGCCGAACGCACCGAGAAAGACTACCGCTTCTGGTTCTTCCCCTGGTATCTCGACCGCGCCTACACCCTCGACGGCCCCGAAAGTGCCATCCCCAAAGACATCCACGACTACTGCGACGCCAAAGAAGCCGAACTCGGAATCACCCTCACCACCGGCCAACGCCTCTGGTATGCCAAGACTTCCTCCGAACTCGGAATCTTTATGCTCCGCGAATATCCCACCACCGCCGAAGAAGCCTTCGCCGCCCCAATCGACGGCGCGATCTACGGCGACATCATTTCCAAAATCCGCGCCGCAGGCCAAATCCGCGACTTCCTCTACGACCCCGCCTATCCCATCTTCAGCGTCTGGGACATCGGCTACTCCGACTCCACCTCCGTATGGCTCTTCCAGCTAATCGGGCGCGACATCTACTGGCTCTGGCACCACCGCGACCAACGCATCACCGCCGCCCAAGCATGGCACAAAGTCACTGCATCCGGCATCCCCATAACCGGAAACTACCTCCCCCACGACGCCGCAAACTCCGCCGCCGCCACCGGCCTCAGCTACAAAACCGCCCTCGAAAACGCAGGCGCGACCCACGTCACCGTATTACCCCAAACCCGCGACATCTGGGCAGGCATCGACGCCACCCGCTCCATCATCCAACGCAGCACCTTCCACAAAACCCACTGCGCACTCGGCCTCGAAGCCCTCGAAGCCTACCACACCAAAACCGAACGCATCGGCACCTCCACCACCGAAGCCCCCGTCCACGACTGGAGTAGCCACGACGCCGACGCCCTACGCTACGGCGCAGAAGCCATCACCCTCGGCCTCGTAAAAACCCACGCCGCACGCCGACTCGCGCACACCCTCGACGCCCCCTTCCGCGCAGGCGCGGTAGTAGACCTCGACACCCTCCGCCAACACCGCTGCGAAAGCCACGGGCGCACCACCGCACTCAGCGGACTCAACCTCTAATCAACAAACCTAACGACAACCATGCCCACTATTCCTCTTTACCAACACCAACGCCAAATCGCTTCCCCCTCCATGCCACGCGCTACCAGCAGCCTCTTCGGCAACCTCGGCGCACAAAGCGAACAACTCCAACAAACCATTCAAAAACTGGAAGACACCCGCGACCACCGCGCACTCACCGAAAGCCAAATCCTCCTCCAAGAACACGACGCCAAGTTTGAAGAAAACGCCCTCGCTACCCCCTACAAAACCCCCACCGAACGCATGGAAGCCTACGACAAAAGCCTCCGCGCCTTCACCGACACCCAACTCCAAAACGCCCCCAGCACCCGCGCACGCGACGCCCTCAGTAACCAACTCCGCGCCCACGCCGCCCAATCCAAAATCACCCAAGCCCAAGCCGCCGCCACCGCCGAACTCAAAAAATCCCACACCATCAACCAAGCCGCCATCGACCTGGCCATAAAAGACGGCAACCTCGACCTCGCGCTGCGCCACTACGACGAAGGCATCGCCCTTGGCCTCTACTACGCCGAAACAAGGCAGAACTTCATCGCCCAAACCCAAACCCGCATCCAGCACAACCAAGTCATGCGCATGGTCAACACCGACCCCCTTCTCGCCAAAGAACAACTCGAAGCCAGAGACGCAGACGGCAACCCCACCCACTTCACCCACCTCGACGAATCCGCCCGCTACACCCTCATTAACCACGCCGAACGCAACTTTAGCCAGCTCGCCACCCAAACCTACGAAGCCATATCCGCACGCATGGACGACGGCGAAGTCATCGGCGACAAAGAACTCGACGAGCTCGTCGCCCGCCGCCTCATCGACCCCAAGCACGCCAAAGCCCTCCGCAAATACCAATCTACAGGCAAATTCAACCCCGTTGAACACCTCGAATTGTACAACACCATACTGGCTTATGACCCTGCAAGCGACCCCAATAACGCCCTGCTAGTCTCCCTGCAACAGCAGACGCTCGCATACCCCGCTCCCCTCAGAGATAGGATGCTCAAAAACCTCGACGAACAAAGCAAAACTGGTTCCCCGCAAAACAAACCCGCTACACAAGAAATCCTCAAACGCATGGATGAACGCTTTAAGCACGGCCTCTATGGTGCTTACGAAGAATACCATATGGCAGAGATGAAGGACGAGGCAGGAAAGGTCATCGGAGAGGCTAAATGGGTTAAGAAAACAAACCAAGCCAACTATGAGATAGCCCTCGCCAATCTCATCCGTGCCAAAGACGAAGTGCGTCGCTTTGTGCAAGCCAACCCGACCGCATCAGAATACGAAATCAACGCTCACCTACGCACCTTCCAAGACGAAATGATGGGAAGGGTAGCCCGCGACCTCCTTGGCAACCTCATCGACAAGACAGTTACTGACCTCACTAACGCAGTGAACGCACCTCCTGCCCTCATTCGCTATGGACTCTGGAATAAGCCAACCCCCGCCAACCTCATCACCAAAAGCAGGGCGGCAAGAATTGGTTACTAA